GAAGAAGGGGCTTGGCTCGTAGGCTCCCCGCTACTGAGCATGGGAGGGGGGCAGGGGCGGGTACGGTTTGTCTATACCCCCTGCCCCTACGAGGTGAGCGTGACCCGCGAAGAAGTCCTGCGACTGCTTGAGGAACGTGAGGTGCCCGTAGGCAAGTGGTCGGCCATGCCCGAAGGTGTCGAGGTCGAGCACCCCTTCGCGGAGCGGCAACGGGTGTTGCTCAAGCAACTCGTTCCTCTCATTGAGCAGCAGATAGAGAAGGACGTGCGGACGGTGGCGGAACTGCGGGTGGGGCTCGCCAAGGTCGAGAAGGCTCGCGCCCTCCAAGCCCAAGCAAAGAAGGAGTGACCCGTGGCTGACGCACTTGGAACATGGTTCACCGCTGACATAGACCTCACGAAGCTGCTGGAGCCTATTCAGCCCGTCCTCGACACCGTAAGTGGGGTTCTTGAACTCCTCATTGACGCGCTGAATATCTTGCAGTCGGTGTTGGACACAATAAAGGCGTTCATTGTCGGTCTGCTCGACCCTATTCGGTCGCTTGTAGAAGCCATTATCAACGAGATACGGGCGTTTATCAACGACCTCCGCAACCTTGGGGCGTACCTGTACCTTGGAGACACGGCGCGGGTGAGCTACCCGTACCGTGACTTGCTTGGGGGGTACACGGCCTTTCAGCGTCGAATGATAACCGCCTATGTGAACACCTCCGACCCGAAGCGGCCCGAGTTCTCCAACTCCTCTGCGGTGCTTGCGGTCTACTTCTACTTGTCCGTGCAAGTCACCGATATCTACAAGATTATTGAACTTGTCGCCTCCATTTGCAGGTTCTTCGGCGGCTTCACGAATAAGTCGCTGGCATACCCCGCACCGCTCCCCGTCTCGGTGACCTACGGCTCGTCCAAGGCAATGCTTAACAAGTTCGGCCCGCTCGGCGTGGCCCTCGCCAGCGGGGGCGACCTTGAGTACGCTCTCGTGGAGTGGCAAATGCCCGCAGGCGGGCAGGCGTTTCTTGGCTCCACAGGCCCCGCCCCGAACGGCTTCATTATTGACGTATGCACGGAACCCAACGGGTTCTTCGTGTGGGCAGACGGCCCCGACCCCCTGTCCAACGCCGGGAGCAAGGCGGGCACCGCCCGTAAGCGGTACTCCGTGTCCGACCCCGCCCTCCCGAACTCGCCGCTCCGCGTGTTTGGGGCGTTGGACGCTGTTGCGTTCGCACCCGTAAGTGGCACTTCCGAGACGACCAACGGGGTCGATATAGACGCGACGTATGCGTTCCTCGCCACGACGCAAACGAAGTCGAGCGCAGCCTTGATAGTGCTCTCTGAACTTGCCCGCTTGCAGAGGGAGGACGACAAACACTACCTCGGTAGGTCGTTCTTCGTGAACAACAACCTGTTTCGCGCCATGACGGGCGGGCAGACCTTCATGGCGGTTATCCCCAAGAGCCTGCTGCCCTACACGGGCGACTTCTCTGTAGCAGACAACGCCGAAGGGGAGGCAATTGGTGCGCTGTCCGTGACAGGGGCATACCAGCCCGACACCTACTCGGTTGTGGTGCGGGCCGTGACGAAGGCTGTAGCCAACACCGTTGTCGCAACCGCTTCCTATGGCACCGGAACCATAGCCGACCCGTACTATGACTTCGCCCCTCTGTTCTACCTCAATGACGCGACCATTCGCGGGGTGACCGCTTCGGTGGTCACCCCGCTGAAACGCGACGGGAACTTCTCGCCCCTGTCCCCACCCTTGGAGGTCGTGTTCCCCGGCCCCGTGGCAGAAGCTATCGCGACGGCCCTCCTTGTTTCGCTCCTGTCCCGCTCCGACCTCCCCGTGGTGTCGAGCGACGGGGGCTTTCAGCCGAACACCGCCCTCACGGCGACGGGGTTGGAGTTCGTCGCGGCTGACCTGTTGAAGTACATGCGGGTGAGCAACCCGAACAAGTACTTCGGCACCCGCACGGCGGCGGCGTTTCGGAGCAACCTCAAGACGAAGGTGTACGGCTACCTCGCGCTTCTGCTCCCGAAGTTGGGGCAGTCGCTCCTGCTTGTGGAAGCGTCCGAAGAAGCCGTGAACACCCTGCTTACGTTCAAGTGGTCGGACGTGGATAGGACATTGCCCAGCCTCACGCTATTGGGGTCACTCTCGGACACCTCGCAGGACTCGGGGCTGTTCCCCTCCGCGACGTTCTTGCAGCCCCCCAAGTACAGCAACCCGGAGTTGGCACGCACCCCCGGCTTCGGGCAGTCCCCTACGGCAAGTGCCACGCAGTTCGTTTATGGGCAGGGTTCGTGCGACAATGCACCCTTGCTCGTAAGTTCCAGCAACAACCTTGCTTTCTGCCGGAACCTTATCCCCGAAGAAGTGTACAGCGCGGCGCGGACGGTGCTGCTCCTGTCGGCTCCCGCGCCCACACAGCAGCAGGGGAGCCAATGGGCGAACGTACTGTTGTTCCCGAACGGGTTCCCGCAAGTGCTCGCCCTCCTCGACAACATCGAACAGTTCTTGCTCACCATTCTTGACGGGCTGCAAGGCATAGCAGACGCTATCGTGGCTTTCATTGAGACATTGCAGGCGCGCATAACGCAACTCCAAGCCCTGCTTGAGCAGATACTTGCCCTGCTTGACCTCATTGCCACGCTGCGCCTTGGGAACGTGTCGGTGCTCGTCACCGTCGAGGCGGGCACGAGCGGCACCCTCCGTGCGTTCTTAGCCGCAGAGAACCCGCCCGTGGACACGGCTGCGGACTACGGCTTCGGGTTTGCCCTTGTCCTCGGGGGTGCCCCCTCGGTGGTCGTGGACTTGCTCTCGGCTATCTTCACCGCTGCCAACACCCCTCCATAGGAGCACCCCCCATGTCATTCAACGGGCTTGGCACTTTCCGGCAGGGTCAATGGCAGCAGTTTCGTAGGTTCGTGCTCAACGAACGCCGGGACGTGTTCGCTCGCATTGCGGTTATCAAGGCGGAACTTGACCGTATCGGGTTCATTCGGGTGGCTTACGACAGCACAACCGACGCTACTAACGGCGTGACCACGGTGTCCGAGAAGCGTGTGGGCATAACCGTGAACCCCGTTGACTCCACGCTCGCCAAGTTGGTGGGGGCGTACACCGTCATGGGCGGGAACCCTCTCGATATCTCCATGTTCATGCACCCCGACAAGGTTTTCATCACCGACGTGGAGACGTACATCCCGTACCCGAGCGGGGGTCAACTGTCCCCGCAGACGGCACCTCCCGCATACAGCGGGGACGTGTACACGCAGGGGTTTTCTTCGGTGGAGACGTACAACACCGCCGGGCGCAGGGGTGGCCGCAGGAACATTGAGGACTCCGACATGGTGTTGTTCATGTCGCAGGCTCAACGGTGGGTGCAGAAAGAGATAGCCTACAAGCGCAACAACCTTGAAGCACGCATTATTAAGCTGTGCGACCTCCGTGAACAGTTGGAGGCAGAGCTTGACGACCTCATGCGAGCGACCGGGGACGCCCTTGCGTTGGACGTGCCCTTCGACGCTGAACGCTACAACAGCACGTTCACCGTCGCGCAGACCGTCGCTATTATCGACAGCATTTGGTACGACATGGGCGAGGACGGCACCGCTGACTTCACCTCCGAGTCCGACAACCTCGGCGCGTACCCGAACCTCGTCTCCGACTTGCAGGGACTTGAGGACTACGCTGCGACGTAGCCCCTACCTCCTCGCGCACAAGGGCGGGCGGGGGCGGTGCGCCCCTTATAGGGTATCGGTGTGCATGGAGTCCGCGTGAGCGTAGAACTGCAAGTCGCCTTCCCCTGTCAGCACCTCGTCATAGAGGAGCCCGTGGTGTTGCAAGGCGACCGCCTTTCGCTCGTGCCCAAGGCTCCGGTCGCCAACGCGAACGTGCTGCGGGTGCTTGCGGACGACCGCTATTACATTCCCTCGACAGGGCTGTACTCGCAAGCGGTGCTCGTGGGCGGTGCGCCGGGGCCATTTATTATTCGTCGCTGCACGAACCTCGTGGGGCCTGACGGGAACTTGCTCGTGCTCACCACGAGCGTCGGCACGGTCGAGGTGCGGCTTCCTGTGGGGGAGCGGGTCACTTCTTCTGCGGTCGAGCAGGCTATCCGCATGGCGGCGTTCGACTATCTGCAAGTGGGGACGCGCAACGGGGCCATTGTGCTCGCGGACACCAACGCAGTCGGCCCTGACTCCTTTGTGCGTGTGCACGGGCAAGGCGCAGCGGCTATTGGCTTCACCGTGCAGACGGGTACGCGGGGAACACAGGTCTACCCCCCGTGGCAGTTGGCCTCCCGCCCCGACACCTACCCGAGCATTACGGGTGTCAAAACTCCCGTTCCGGCCCGTTACCCGAAGTTCGTGCGTGCCGTCAAGAGCAACCCGACGTTCAAGCTCACTTACGCAGCACCCCCTGAGCAATGCCCCCGGTGTCGCGCCACCTACGTTGAGAACGATATGCGGTTCGACCCGCAGGGCGGGCTTGTGCTCATTGACAACGAGAACTTGCTGTACCAAGCCTGCATGAAGGCAATGCTCACGCGGAAGGGCAGCAACGACTATCACCCTGCTTACGGCAGCACTATCATGGACAGGATAGGCACGAAGTTCCTTGGGGCTACGGCTATGATGCTCCAAGAGGACGTGCGCGCAGCACTTCTTCGGGTGCAGAAAGTGCAGAACGAGCAGGCCAAGTACCAAGCCGTCACGAGCAAGGAGCGGTTCTACTCCCTCAATAGCGTACAGGTGACACCGGGGGACGACCCGACCACCGCACTCGTGCAAGTGACGGTCACGAACGCCTCGCTCCAACCTATTAATCTATCCATTGTGTTCTCCGTGCCGGGGGCAGTCGCTCTCGCAGGGTCGAACGGTCAGACCCTCGGGCTGCAAGGCGTGGGGCTCTAAGGAACCAACATGGCGACTTCTACCCCTCAAGTCTATGGCCCCGATAACGTCCTCCGCGAGACGGTCTACTTCTCGACCACGGTGGAGCGGCGGTTCTTCCAAGGCACTACGACCACCGACACGGTGGACGTACAGGTGTCTATCAACGGCGGGGGGTACACCTCCGACCCCGAGTTCATTCTGTTCACGGGCACCGCATGGACGGTGCCGAACCCTGCGGCTGACCCGAACGGGCTGCTCCTCCTCACGGGGGTCAACACCGTCGAGGTGCGAGCGGTTCTTCTCTCGGGGTCGGTGACCTCGGCGGCGACTGCCACCGTCACCCTCATAGACGAAGCCACCGTGGGCATTATCGCCAGCACGCCCACGGGCGTCACGGTCGAGCAACTCGACCAAGCCGTGCGTATCAGCGTGCCCCAAGTGGACGCTGCGGGCTTCCAAGGGTTCAACTTCTACGGCTCTCTCTACGCAGGCGGCGGGGCCACGGGCTACAACCGCGTCAACCTCAACACCGTCACCACGGGCGTTGTGACGCAGACGACCTCGGACTTTGCGGACGTGCTCGTGAACGCGGACGTGCTCGTGGACTCGCTTGGGAACCCCGTAGCCGACCCGCTCTATTGGCGGCTCACGGCTACGCAGGAGGACGACAACGAGACGGCATTGCAAGTTGACCTCAACGAAGCCTATGCAGTCCCCGAGACGGCCCGCAAGTTGCGCCTCTCGGGCACGCTCTCTGCGGTCGAGAATGTGGTGTTCTACTCGTTTGAGCACAACCGCCTCGCCACCCCGACCAGCACGCCCCCGACCATTGCCGTGGGGTCGTTCGCCTCGGCCCTGTTGGAGACGCCGCTCTACTACGTCGTCACGGCGGTCTACTACAACGTCTCGCAGAACCTTGAGTACGAGAGCGCGTTCTCCCCCGAAGTGGTCGCACACCCCCTGTCTATTACCACCGCTCTCGGGGCGTTCCCGACGACTTCGCGGCAGGACATTGTTCGGTCGTTCGTCACCTCGATATACAGGTCGAACCCGCAAATTAAGGTGGAGGCGGGCTCGATTCTCCGCGACACCGTTATCGACCCGTTCTCCTCGGAGGCAGAGCGGCTGCGGTTCGTGCTCGACTTCTTCCACCGTGCGCGCACGCCCACGCTGCTCCTGCAAGTGGACGACCCCACGGGTTCGGGTAGGAGCATTTCCGTTGCAGCCTCGCCCTACAAGATAGGCTTGAAGGCGGCGTTCTACCTCACCTCGGACGCTTCGGTGCAGGCACTCGTCAACTCCTGCTTCGACGCCTATGCGTCAAACTTCGGGGTGGTGCGCCGCACGAGCACTTATGCACAGGGCGAAGTCACGTTCTACACGACGACGCGGCCCACGGGTTCGCTCGTCATTGGGCTCGGCACGTTTGTTTCGGGGGGCGGGCAGCAGTTCGCCACGACCCGTGCGGCGGCTATTTCTTTCGCGCAGTTGGCCTCGTACTACAACCCCGTGACGGGCCGTTACCAAGTGACCGTCCCTGTGCGAGCCGTGACCCCCGGCCCCGTGGGGAACGTGGGCGTGGGCCAAGTGCGTGCCCTCGTCACGCGCATTCCCACCCTGTCCGTCACGAACTCCGCGCCCATGTTTGGCGGGAACTCAACGGAGAGCAACCTCGCCCTCACGGAGCGCACGCTGAACACGCTTGCCTCGGTGGATAGCGGCACGGCCCGTGGCTATTACCAAACGGCGGCTTCGGTTCCCGGCGTGGTGGCGGTTGCTATCGTGGGTGCGGGCAACCCGCTTATGCAGCGGGACTTGTACGACGGGCAGCACCTCGGCGGCAAGGTGGACGTGTGGGTGCAGGGCACGAACCTCGCCACGGTCACCGACGCTTTCTCGTTCACCTACGAGGTCGCACAGGACGTGCAGTTTGTGCTTGTGGGCGACCCCGCGAACCTCGCGTTCCAAGCCGTTGACCCGAACCTCTCCCTCACGAACCCCATTGTCGAAGTTCTCGACTACCCCCTCGCAGGCTACGAGTTCAAGAACGCCACGACGGGCGAGGTGTTTGACCTTACGGGCGTAAGCATTACCGCCTACAACACCGTGCAGTTGGACACGGCCCTCGTGCAGCCCTCGGTGACCCTCACGGACGTGGTGCTCGGTTCGTACCGTCGCCGCGCAGGCGTGGACTTCGTTCTTCCGCGTCAACCCGTAACGAGCGTGACCTCGGTTGTGGGCGTGGTGAGCGGCACACTCCCGGTGACGGCGTACACGCTCTACCGCCCGAACTCCCCGCTTGCTTACGGACGGAGCACCCTCGCGGGCGACTACCTCAACATAAGCGGCTACACCGACGCCACGACCGGGGCCTTGGTGCCCTCGGGCGAAGCCATTGTGGTCACGAGCGAGAGCCATGTGCTCATTGGCGCATACCCCGAGTTCTTGGATAACCTCGGCGCGCTCTACTACACAATTGAGGTGTGGAACGCCGACAAGACGGTTCAGTACAAGGGGCCGAACGACCCCTCGGGCGACCCCGACTACACCATTGACCTCGGCACACAGACCACGGCAGTCTCTATTCGGCGCACCAACACGGGGAACATACCGAACGGGGCCACGGTGCTCATTGACTACGCCCACGACGAGAACTTCGTTGTGACCTACACGACGAACATTATCGTCTCGACCGCGCAGAACACCATTGACGAGAAGAAGCACGCGACTGCGGACGTGCTCGCCAAGGAAGCCGTGGTTGTCCCCCTCGACATGGAGGCAACCCTCGTGTTGGAGCAGGGGCAGAACCGGGGCGTAGTAGACAACACCCTCCGCACGAACCTTGCAAACTTCTTCGCGCAATTGCGGCTTGGGCAGGCGGTGCGACAGTCGGACATTATCGGTGTCATGGAGAACACCACGGGTGTCTCCTACATTGTTGTGCCCCTGTCCAAGTTGGTGCGGCAGGCGGGCAGTCAAGTGGTGCAGGAGGTGCTCTCCACGGACGTTGCTTACGACAGCACGTTGCTTACCTCGCTCACGACCTCCGCTGCCCTCGTGTACATTATCAACCAAGAACTCTCGACGGCGACCGTAGACGGCGGCGGTGCGGTGGGGGACTACAAGGGTGTGTTCCAAGACGAGGTGGCCCTCGACCTCCTCGCCTCGGACGCGCTGCTGACTTCCCTTGGCACGGTGACAGGACGGGCGTACATTCTTGGAGGTGGGGGCCGCAGCATTACGGGCTACTCCGACGACGCAACGCTCATTGCAGCGGGCTACACCACGACCTCGCAGATAGCGGCACGGCGGTTGGAACTCACGGCGAACCGCGTGCTCGTGTCGCTCGCTATTGGGGACTCGCCCACGGCGCACACCTACGCTACGACGTACATTGTCGGCGTGGACACGGGGGCCAAGGACATTGACCCCGGCGAGGCAGAGTACCTCACGCTCGGTGCGCTGACCTTCACCTACGACGAGGCACGGTAAGCCATGAGCAGACCCCTCGTTCCGTTCACGGAGGCACAGAACCCCGCGCCCTCTCCGGTGACGGGGCAGGCGTACCAAGCCAACAAGCAGGCTCTCGTAAACCTGCTCATGCAGACGTTTCGGTCGGTGCTGCCGTCGAACTACGTCGCGCAAGTCAATGGGCCTTGGTACACGCTCCAATTCCAAGCCATGTTGGAGCAACTTGTAGACGCGCAGTTGACCGCCAACGAGGTGCTCAAGGACAGTTCGTGGGACTTCACGCGCCCTGAGTTCCTGTGGCAAGCCCTCGGCACGCTCGTGTTCCCAAGTGGCGACGTTCCGCAGATAGACGGGGACACCCGTTATCGGGAGTTCTTGCGGGGCATGGTGCGGCTGCTCTTGCAAGGTGCCACAGCCAAGTCCATGAAGGAGGGGGTAGAACTCCTCGACCCCGACCTCGTGGTGCAGTTGGTTGAGAACTACTTGTCCACCCCGCCGCGTGACCCCACGGG